ATTCGGTCTGCGTAAGCCTTCGATGTGTAGCCTAAGTGTATGTAACCTTTCAATCTTTCTTTGTAAAAAACAGTATCTAATATAAATACAGGCTCACTCTCCATAAATCTCTTAGCACTACCTAAAGAGTCTGGACTATCTAACATAGACCATTTAAGTATCTTTAAACCTTCTTCATCCATTTCCTTAGTATATGTATCTGTATATACAGGAACAAAGTCGTTAAAATTATGTCTTTTTCTGTTTCTCACAATATAAATATAAGTATAATAAAATAAACTACCAAACATAGTTATAAACATATGTTGATAAGTAAACTTGACTTTCTAAATTTTTTTTCGTACCTTTGTTTTATATTTAAAGAAATAACAACCTTTGCTTCTCGCAAAGATATTAAATCATAAATATTTGCCCCTAAAGGCAAATAGTTATAAAAAAAGATATTGAAGAATTTAGGATAGGTATGTTCAATTTTTTTTAGTAGTATATTATTAAAAAAAAGAGTATTTTAGTTATTACGTATTTTTTCTAATGTTCTAGCACCAAAGTAACCACCATATACTAACATAAGTAGATTACCTAATAGAGATATCCATTCAGAATCTATTTTAAAGGTGTTTAATGAACTATCTAGTATAACATAGATAAATAGTGTTATAGTTAAAAAAGCTAAGCTAAGAGGTCTTATATTTTTGCTTAACCAAGAATCACTAGACATATCAGAACTCCAGCGTTTAGATACTTCTTGCATCTCAATAACATCTTGCTCTAATTCTTTAACTAACATTTCTTTTTCAACAGCATTTAATTCTTTATTACTGCTAATAGCTTCTAGTATATCAGAAACTTTACCACCAGTTATTGCATCAAATATAGGAGATGCTTTCTTACCAGTTTTAACTAAACCTCTTAGTAAGTTACCAAAGAAAGTACCCTTACCATTATTTTTTAATTTTCTATCACTCATAACATTAAATATATTATCAAGACTATTAAAGCTAGTCTATTAATTAGCATTAGTGTTTTAGGGTATTTAACAGCATCTAAAGGAACTGTAGCACCACTAAACAACATTATTAGATTAAATATAAATATTAGTACGTCCATATTACACCACTAGCCTTGTCTTTATCATCGTCAACGTGAATAAATGTATCAGCTATTCCAATACGATTAAATCCAACGTGCATTAAGGCATCTATTATAAGATATCTAGTTCTGCTATCTCTAGCTCTAATATCTACAGCTAAACCTTTTATATGGCTTGATGTAGGGTTTTTAATAGACTCTGGATGTTCTGGACTTCTATAAGCAGAGTTAATAAAGAATGGAAACCCTGCAAACTCTCTTGCTCGGTCTAACTTCTCTAAAAAGTCTTCATTCATTTTATACTCTATCTCTTTAAAATATTTACTCATTACATTAGGTATTTTATATCTTTAAACTTACCATTGAGAGACTCAAACGTAGTTGACATATCCCTTGGTAATAAATCAATTCCCATTGCCCACATTTCTAGTACTGCTAACATTAATGAGAAATTATCTTTGTTATAACTACTTCCAAATATAGAGTTTATTCTATGTTCAAAAGAAACTATTACATCATATCTAAACTTTTCAAACAAGTGTATAACGTAATCTACATCTTGAGGGTCTACACCTTTTAAATCCCATTCTATTCTAATTGACTTTATATATTCTCTGTGCATATAATTCTGCTCATCCAATATAAGTTTCTTTAACTCATCTCTATCCATTTCATCTATACCTCTTGTTCTTACAATTTCTAACATTCTATCAGAACATTTAATAGATTTATGTTTAGTAAAGTCATAACACATCCTAGTCTTAATTTTATCATACTCTCCGTGAGTATAAAACTTTAAATTAGCTACTTCATTTCTAACTCTAACAAGTGTAGAGAATATATCGTGATTTTCTAATTGTATTATTAACCTCTTCTTTTCTTTCTTTTTAAATATTGCTTTAATAAATTGAGGTATAATTACTTCTAAGACTTTTAGTATTATGGGTTTCATTTGATTAGTGTATTAGAATACTATTTTATTCATTATTTGTATATTTTTAATAAGGTTGATATACCCCGCTATTATCCACAGAGCCATCTAATGTATTATTTTTGTAATTAACAGTACCACTTAATGATGTTTGTATTGAAATAGCATCAGTATTTAAGTCTGTTCCCTCTACCCAACAAGTATTCAGAATACTTAAAGAAACTCCAATACTAGAATCTCCTAAAGAACACCCTAATATATATCTTTGACCAGTACCAGTATCTCCTATACATTGCCCAGCAGTTTTAGTGTATGTACTGTTTAAACTTAAACCATTAGACGCCCCGTGTAAAGTAGAGCCTTGCGAGTTTGTTCCTCCGTTCTTGTAATTACTAAAAAATGAATTAATTTCATAAACATTACTTGAAACACTATTCCTATCGTCTATGTTCAAAGCATCTCCAAATAGTGATACTACATTGCAATTTTGAAATATAGATTCCTCTTGACCTAGTATTTGATGCTGCCCATATTTAAAGTCACAATTTAAAAAATAAGATTTAGCACCTCCAGCTGAAGAACTATTTTGCATTTGAACACTACTTAAAAATTCTATATTTTCAAAGTATTGAGATGTATTATCTAGTCTAGGTCTGTAACACAAGTTGTCTAAATATATTAAGCTAGAATCTGGAACTCTATCGTCAAAAGTTCTAATATAAAATGTTCCTCCACTCCAAAAGTAACTACCTTGTGTTGAATCAACATTTGCAATGCTTCCAGCATTTGTGTAAATTAATGGTTGTCCATCTGAATCTAAACTTGAGCTATCAAAAACTTTACCTACATAATCTGAAGCAGATGTAGAATAATAATTAGATGTTTGAGAAAAAGAGCCAAACTGATTACTTGTGTCTGCTGAAATTACTGGTTTATTTCCAGTTCCATAAGCTATAACCTCTACACTTCTTGATACCTGAGTAGGTCTTTGATTTTTATAAAAATAACTACCTCTTTTCAAATATATTCTATCAGCATCACCTTTTGAATTAGCTTCTGATATTGTTTTTAATGGTGTGGATTCAGTTAATCCATCATTAGAATTACTACCAGATACAGAATCAACGTAATAAGTTTTATTTACTGTTATGTTAGCTCTAGTCTTTATATCAAAATCTTCAGAAAGCCTGTAAGAAGTTCCATTTGTTTCAATAGTAAAAGGTAAAGGTATATTCATTCCAGAAGGAATTACAACATCTTCGAAATTACTTGCGTAACTATAATAGATACCTCCCCAGCCATTCTCTACTGGGCTACCCCACCAACTAACTGGATATATTTCGTTTGCCATCTTTGTCTTGTGTTTGTTTGTTAATCTTATTATAAAAAGCCTCTAGCTTAATTATATTCTTTACTTTTGTTTTATATTTTGCTTTTACACTCATTACAGTACGAAACTTGAAAAGCTATCTGCATCCTTGTCTGGATACATATCTCCATTACTATTATTGTTATACTCTGGAAACTTCTGACTATTAAAGCATATATAGTCTAAGAATCTTTTAGTATAAAACTCAGCTCTATCTGTAATCTTACTTTGCATTCTATCTACATCTCTAAAGTCTACTGTATCTGACTCTTGACCTCTATGCTTGTTTATACCTCCGTTATCTATTTTAAACATAGCAAATGGTAAATACTCTAACTGAGTGAACCATATTAGCATAGGCTTTATATAATCGTCTCTAAGAGCTTTATAATCGCTATTAGCAGGTAAGTCTATATCTCCAGATAATATTAAGTCTTGTAGCTTATCATACAGTCTACCACCTAAATAGTTTTGTATATGCATATCTTGTGCTACTTCTATTTGATGAATCAGCTTGTCTGCATCTGTGTTTCCGTCTATAATAGACTTAGCTTTTAAGTCTGCTATGCTTATAAATAGTGCTTTCATTATATTCCTAGTATTTTTGCTATTTTACTTAATGTGCTTCTGTAAGCTCCTTTGTCTGCTCTATCAATCATTCTCTCTCCCATCTCACTTGGATTGTTAGGCTCGTTTAAACCTTTCTCGTAAGCTGAATTAGGGTCTACTCTTTTGTCTCCTTTTTTCTTAAATACTCTAAGCTCCCAAAAGTGATGGCAGTTCTTACCTCCCTTGAATTTTAGTAAACTATAATTCTGTTTGTTATGACCTAACTCTTTGTTTACACCTCTAAAAGACATCATATTAATATCTTCTTTTCTAAATACTATATTTCTTTCAGTAAAAGTTTCCATCTTCTTACAGAAATCTCTGCTATTAGGAGACTTTCTTACAGGCATATAGGCATATCTAATCTTATAGATATCACTATCTTCTTTAGATGATTTATTGCTAGACTTGATTTCAGCCATTTTAACGTCACTTAAGTCCTCTTCATATCTTTCACTATGAACAACTTCCCATTCATCGCTTAAAACCTCTCCTAGACCCTCTAATTGCTCTAACATATCATCTCCTTGTTCTTCAGAGAAGTCTTCAGATGTTTGAGAAGATAATTTCTCTCCAGTTTCCTCTTCTTTTCTAATCTTAGTAGATATGTTATCTAATTCTGTAAACTCTATTGGTTGTAGTGTTACGAAGTATAAGTCTTGTTGTATTCCGTTAAATTCTAATATATCTTCTAAGCAGTATTTAATTTCATCTTGAAATGGTCTAATAATAACGTTGTCCATTAATACAGACGCAGTTCTTAATTCTTCTGCATTGTTACCAAATCCTGTATTATCTTTAATACCTAATAAGATAGGAGATACAATACCGTGACCTAACATAATCTTTTCTCTAGCTTCATCAGACAAGAATTGATATTGTGCGTGAGCATCTGGTAAGTGAATAGCTTCTATTTCTGCTTGAGTTTCTTTAGACTCGTTAAATGCTATAATTGTTTTACCACTATTAGAGCTACCAGCAAACTTATCATTAATCTTTCTTTCGATAGCACCTTGTGTTTCTTCGTTAGGAATACCATTGTTGAAGTTAATAAATAAAGATGGTGCTAATCCATTCTGTATATTAGATATGTGATAATTAGATACTTCACATTCTAATTCAGCGTATTGTAAACAAGCTTGGTAGTCTGGAGTAGAGTAGTAATAGAAACCACTTCTATAAGGTTTGATTACATATATCTCTTCTCTTTGAGATTTACTTCCGTGCTTGAAACAAGGTATTCTTTTAGGTTTATCACTTGGTTTAGCGTCAGACCATTTAGGGTGATAGTAGTATGCTTGTATAATTCCCTTAGAGTTAGCTTTCTCAGCCCTTAAAGTCTCCATAGGAAAATGAGATACTTTTAATATCTTAGTTTTGTTTTTATTATAGGTAAGCTTAATTGCAGCTTGTCCTAACTTCTTTCTGTCTATTACTACCTTCTTAATTTCTCTAGGTCTTAATAGTTTCTTCATTCTTACATAATGTTCTGGCAACAACTCAGAGTTAGTAGATTCAATACCTCTACCAAATACCATATCAGCAATACCATTATTGCATCTAGCGTTAGTAGGACTAGAAGTATCTAATTCAATAAGTCTACCAAAGTAGTTATTGTCATCACCCCAAGAAACCCAGTCTCTATTGTGAACTTCCTTTACTTCTGGTGCTTCGTAAGAAGATAAATTAAGTATTCTTACGTTTTGTTGTTGTTTTTTATTGTCCATTATATAATGTATGTATTATCATTTATCTCTCCTGTAGGTTGCGTATATCTATCTTGAGATACTATATGCTTAACCGAATAATCATTTTGATTAGTACAGAATATTTTATCTCTGTAAGCTAAATTGTCATCTGCTTCTATTTCCATAAAGTAAGTAGAACCTTCAGATAGTATAGAACTAGAGAAGTCTAATGTTGTAAAATTACTATTACTACCTACTACTGCATCAGTTATTATTTCAGACTTAGCATCACCATCTCTTCTTAACCTAATAGATAATGTTATAGCAGTAGATAGCTCTACTCTAGGCATTATAGATATTGATTGAGTTGATGTTGTTGGTTGTAATATTATCATACTAAGATAACTATTTTTAATTATTTTGTTTTAAATAAAAAAGCCTCACATATAATGCAAGGCTTTAATTATTATTTAAGTATTTGATTATACTCCTTCAGTAACTGAGAATCCTACAGCAGAAATAGTATCTCCTAAGAAGTTAGCAGGTGCTTTTTCCATTCCTGAGAATGTTAAAGTATATCCACTCATATCTCCCATAGAAGCTCCAGATACGATAGTACCACCAGATACGTCTAATCCGTGCTCTAAACCAGCAACAAATACGTTTCCGTTATTGTCTTCTACTAAGATTGTAGGACTTCCGAAAGCTAATAATTTAACTGTCTTATGGTCTTCCTTAGTTAGTTTAGTTAATTGAAGCTCTAAAACTTGCTCGAAAGTAGTAGTTCCATTCTCACGAGAAGAAGTAATGTTCTCCGTATAAGTAGAAGCTCCTTTGATATCAAATTTATAAGCAGAAGGTGTTCCTGCAACAGAATCAATAACATCTGTGTCAGTAGAGTCATAGGTTACAGCACCTAAGTCTCCTTTGTTAACGAAATAAACAGCGTTTAATCCACCAACTGAATCTTTACAAGGTTCTAATCGACCTCTTGAAATATCACAACTCATTATATTTATGTTTTTAAAGTTAATAAAAAAGGGTAAGCAGACTAACCACCTACCCTTCTAGTTTTAATTGAGCTAATTATTAGTTAGCAGAGTTAACGATTCCGTAAGTTACGATATCTTCAACAATTCCATACTGAACACCAGCAGTAAATCTCATAATGATTCTTACGTTTTGAGAACCATCTAAGTCAGCCATATCTAAAATCTTAACTTCGTTTTGGTCAGACATAAGTCCAGTACCAAAGTGTAAGTTATCTTTAGTAGTAGCAATCATAGTATCAGAAGCAAGTCCGTTAGCCATAAAGATTTTTACACCATCAAAGCTCTCGATATTGATATTCTGATTGTTTCCTTTATCTTGGAAACCAGCAGCTCCTTGACCTCCAGATTGGAAACCACCTAAAGCTCTCTTGTAAGCTCTAAATACGTTTTGAGCAACATAAATCATTAAGTCATCTCTTCCGTATAAAGCAGCAGGAATAGCGTCTACAACTTTTCCTAATTCTTCAACAACGTTAGAAGCGTCTACAGAAGTACCAGCAACTTCTTGTGCAGCAGGTAAATCAGCATCAGCAGCTAATAAAGTAGAAAAACCATCGTACTCACCAGCAGTAGCGTTAGCTCCTCTCCATACATTGATTTCTTGTTTCTGTGCTACTTTAGCAGCAACGTGACCGATTAAGTAGTCTTGGAAAGAAGAAGGTAAGTTATCGAAAGCAGAATATCCCATTGAGATAGCATCCCAATCAGAACGGAAATCTTTCTTACATAATTCTAAGTTTACTTGAAATTCTTCTGGTTGAAGTATTCTTTCAGTAAGTGTTAATGTAGAAGTGTCAGCGAAATCACAAGTACCATCTTTTACGATACCGTCTAATTCTAATCTTTTTACAACTTCTTTAAATTTAACGTTTGGTCTAATAGTTAAACCTCCGTTAGCGATTGTGTTACCAGCTAATAAAGCTGCCGAGATGTATTTCCCAGCACTTTCTCCAGCATAGGTAGTAGTAATACTTGTACTTGTTGCCATAATTTTAGCGAATTTTAAATTTAATTTAATTTAGTTATTAATCATTGACCACACTCGTTCGGCAGCAGTCATTCCTTTGTTATTAAAATTTTTCTGTCTAGTCTCAGTTACACTTTCAGGTGAGTGAACTACTTCTTCTTCTACTTCTTCAGAAAGCTCTACAGCTTCTTTTTCTTCAGCAGATAATTTAGCAGGAACATCAGCCTCAGCATAATCAGATTTGTCTTCCATCATTGCTTTAATCATAGATAACAATTCTTGTTTAACTTGAGATAGTTCTTCTTGAGTAGCAAAGTTCATTTGAACTGGTGCTTCTACTTCTTTCTTAGGCTCTTCTTTCTCTTCAGCTAATTCAACTGCTTCTTCAATTACCTCTTCTTTAGTCTCTTCTGTAGATAACTCTACCTCTTCAACTTTTTCTTCGATAAC